GGGGATTCCGAATTGCGCACCTCGTTTATACGTTAAAGTTTGAGTTTTTGACATCATGAACACGAAACCGACCAGAAAACGACACACACAGAAACGCTGGACTCTACTGGAGGCAGCATCAGAAACCGGACGCAGCCGCGAAACCATCAAGCGCGGACTGAGCAAGGCTGGTGAAAAGGTGGACAAGGACGGCACGTTCTCCACACGTCAGCTACTAGCCGCACTGATTGACGACCTGAAAGAGGCTAAAGCCAGGCGCGAACGTGCGGAGGCTGAGATGGCAGAACTGGAACTGCAACAGAAGCGTCGCGAGCTAATACCGGCATCTGAGGTCAGCGCGGTCGTCAACGGCACTCTCAGCACGTTGACAGAGGCAGTCCGCGCTATGCCGTCAGCTCTGGCTCGGCGCTGCAATCCGACAGACCCGGAACATGCGCGGAAAGCGATTGCTGCGTATGTGGATGGTAAAATCCTAGCTAGAGGACGTGAACACGTAATTAAGGAGACTGAGAATGAATAAAGAACAGTTACTGGACCTACGCCAAGTCATGCTGGCCGCCCTCGCTCCACTGCCATCTGGCAGAGTCAGCGACTGGTGCGCGGCTAACATAACACTGCCGCCGCCACAGACACAGGAACCTGGACCGATGCTGTTCGACGGACGCGAATACCTGCTGGACGTGTTGCAGGACTTCGCAGACCCAGTGGTGACCGACTCCGTTGCATGTTTCGGTTCGCAGTCGGGCAAAACCACAGCACTGATGGGCGGCGTGGCGTGGACCATAATCAACGACCCAACCGGCGTCCTGTGGGTGATGCCGTCCTTGTCGCTGGCTCAGTCGTTCAGCGAGACGCGGTGGCAACCGATGATTATGGCGTCGGAGGTTCTGGAACGGCTGGTGCCTCGCGGTTTGCGGCGGCATGACTTCAAGAAAACACAGCAGCAGATTGGAAGCGCAATAGTGAACTTCATCGGCTCAAACTCGCCCGGCAACCTAGCCAGCCGCCCTGCCCGTCTCGTGATTCTGGACGAGGTGGACAAGTTTGACGACGGCGGCAGAGGTGAAGCTGATGCAGTGAACTTGGCCGAGCAGCGCACCAAGTCGTTCAGCAACCCAAAGCGCATCAAAACCAGCACGCCGACAATGGACACTGGGCTTATATGGCAAGAGTTCCTGAAGGGCGACCAGCAGCGGTATAACGTGCCGTGTCCGCACTGCGGCAAGCTAGTGGTGCTAGCGTGGTCGAAACAGTTCTCGACCTTCAGGCTGACCGGCAACGAGGCATTCGTTGCGTGGGACCAGGCCGCGAAGACCAAGGCTGGATGGAATCTGGAGCTGGTTGAGCGGTCTGCGCACTGTGTTTGCCCGTTCTGTGCCGGTGAGATTGAGGACGGACACAAAACGCGCATGGTCAGAGACGGGCGCTGGGTTGCAACCAATGCAACCGCCAGCGTCAGCTTCAAAAGCCGACACCTGCCTAGCCTCTACGCCAGCTCACCAGAGACATCCTTTGGGCGGCTGGCGGTCAAGTTCCTGCAAGCGAAACAGTCGCTGCTAGGGCTTCAGGGCTTCATCAACGGCGACCTAGCCGAGCCATACGTGTCACAGGACACAGCCGGGCAGCGCACGGAGATTGTGCGTGCGCGTGTGACTGAGGGTGATTGGCACAAAATCATGACTGTGGATTGCCAGGCTAAAGGTCCAGACTACTTCTGGTTCGTCGTGCGCCAGTGGCAGAACGGCAACAGCCAAGCCATCGACGCCGGTTCGCTGTCAACGTGGGACGAAGTCAGAGCCAAGCAGATGGAGCACGGCGTGGACGATGCCGGAGTGGTTGTCGATTCAGGCTTCGGAGCTAGGTCTGATGCTGAGGTTTACCGCACTTGCGCAGAGATGTCTGTGCAGGTGGATGGCACCGCCCTGCTCTTGGGCTGGATGCCGTCTAAGGGTATGCCGGGCAGGAAGCGTTGGAGGGGTCAGGACGGCGCACTGATGCCGTATGCGGTGCGGAACATCGACCCTTACCTAGGCACCAGCAAAGCTGGGCAGCTGCTAATGCCGCTGTTTGAGTTCAGCGGCGACTCATTCAAGGACGTGCTCGACGCGCTCAGGCGCGGGCAAGGCGGCTACGAATGGGCAGTATCTGAAGCCGTGGCAAACGACGACTACTGGCGGCACATGGATGCCGAGACCAAGACTGCGGTGTTTAACAAGCTGACCGGCAAGACGTACCACCAGTGGCAACTGCGGAGCAAACATTGGCCGAACCATATGTTTGACTGTGAGGTGATGCAGGTGGCGGCGGCGAATTACTTGAACCTATTCACATATGAGGAGGTGAAGCGATGAATTATGATAAACTACCGTATCTGATGACGCGGCAGGAGGTGGCGGATTTGATAGGCGTCTGCTCGCGAACTATATACAACAAAGAGCACGAGCTAGGCATTACACAAGCCAGAATCAAGTGGATGTCTCAGCGCGTCAGATACCGCAGGGATTTCGTAATCAACCAGTTCCAGAAGCTGGGATACTTGCCGACACATCACGCGCAAGACAAGTATGGGTGCCCAAACTGCCACGGTGAAGGGCTGGCGTTTGAGCGTTGCGACTGTTGCGGTGCGGAACCTGAAAAAAAGTGAAAATAACTGTTGCAACCGATGCAACCCGTGCTACATTTCAACCATGACAACAAACGAAACCCAACTCCTAAAGAAACTCATCGAAAACCCCTGCGCCGACCAGTGCCCGTCTGAGGCTTGGACGTGGACCTTCAACGTGCTCGAGACCCCCAGCGACAAGGGGACGTTCGGGGCCCTCCTCGACAAGGGCCTTGTTGATAGCAGGGATTGGGACGGCGAGCAGGTTTACATGGTCACCGCAGCGGGTATGGCGGCTAACTCATAACCTAGGGGGCTCCCCCTCCCCATCACACCCTCCCCCTTCACTGGGCGGAGGGTTTTTGTTTTCCATGTCTTTCCAACCTTTTCCAACTCGGCCCTCTACCACAGCCGCCACGCACCTGCTAAACTGTGGGCAGTGGTTGTTTCTACTGACAAACTTAGACGGAATCTGAAGGGCGCAGCCATCCAAGCCAGCGCAGAGCAGTCTGCGTTGCGGGACGTGCTGGAGGACCACCTGTATTCCAGATTCCAAGCCAGCCAGAGCGGCTACAAGCTGGGCGGCACCAGCGCCAATGGCGCGTCCACGCAGATTACGACCGACAACTCTGATTTGATGTTCGAGGTCTGGAGTCAGCTGCTGGACCTGTATGACACCTGCGCGACATCGCTTTCAACGTCTGACCAGGCTGAGATTCTGGCCGAAATGCTCTACCGCCTAGATTCAAAACCAGTCACCAGCTACAGAAACGACTTTACTGCAATCAGCCTGTGACACTAGCAGAACGACTAAAAACAGCATACCGCGCCCTGTTTGAAGGTGCCAGATTCAGCACCACGCGCAGCATCGTGATTGAGTCTGGCCCGCGTGATGCGCGGTTTGACGCCGACAACAGCACGAGGCTAGAGCTGGTCAGGAAAGCGCGCTACTTCGAGAAAAACAACGCCATCGTGAACCGGATGGCGGACATATTCGAGACCTACGTGGTGGGTGCAGGACTCCAGATTCAGCACGTCAGCCAGAGTGAGGACTGGAACGCAGCCGCTAAAGTGTGGTGGAACGGATGGGAACGCTTTCCGGATATTCGCAGCCTACAAGACTTCGGCACACTCCAGAGCTTAATTGCCCGCACTTGGTTTGTGGACGGCGAATGCTTCATTCGGAAGGTGCGCGGCCAGAGTGGCAGACCTCGCCTGCTGGTCATGGAAGGGCACGCCATCGAGACGCCGCCAGATGAGCGCGAGAACCCGCAAGTCATCGACGGAATCCGAGTCGATTCAAACGGCAGACCAATCAGCTACTACGTGAAGCATCGCAAAGGCAGGAACGAGTTTGCATATGAGCTGGTTCCGGCGGAGCAAATCATCCACGTTTTCGAGCCGAGCAGGCCCGGCCAATACCGTGGACTGCCTTTCATCTATCCGGTAATCAACACGCTGCACGACCTGACCGACCTTCAGGCACTCGAAATGCAGGCGGCTAAGGATGCAGCGAGCCGCACAAATGTCATCAAGGTGCAGGGTGGCAGCTTGGACCTGACGCAGCTGCGGCAGTCTAGGTTCACCGCATCGCAGTCGCTGAACACGGGCGCTACGGCTACGGAATCAAGGGCTGAGTATTACAGGGACGTTACCGGCTCGGCTCCTATCGTGCTACAACCCGGCGACGACTTTCAGCAGTTCAAGAGCGACCGCCCTAGCGTGGTGACTCGCGAGTATTGGCGCTACCTTTCCGAGCTGGCTTGCACCGGATGCGGCTTTCCGCTGGTGCTGGTGTTTCCAGATTCCATGCAGGGGACGGTTTACCGTGGCAGTCTTGACATGGCGGCTGTGTTCTTCCGGTCGCGCTTTCAGGTCATGGCATCGGCTCTGCGCGAGATTCACGCCTACGTCATGGGCTGGGCTGCGAACGGAGGCGAATCCGCACTCAGTGCAAAGCCTGAAGACTGGGCAAACATCGAAATTCACCCGCCTCGCGCCGTCAATGTGGACGTGGGCCGCAACAGCGCAGCGACGATTGCTGAACTGGAAGCCAACCTGACCACGCAGGCTGCGGAATGTGGCAAGCAGGGACTGGACTGGAGAGC